GATCTCGTTTAATAATGTCCGCCACTACCAAAGAACTTGTCGCCCGTACTGGGCGCGTACAGTCATGGATTGACGACCCCACCTCCCGCCTCCCCGTTTCCTGCACTGTGTTTGTAGTGGAGGACTCTATGGAAGGACCCAATGGAATCGAAGCCAGCTGGAGATTTGTCTCTCACGCCCTGCGATTTGGAGCGGGAGTTGCAGTCCATCTATCAAAGCTCCGACCCCAAGGAGCAGAAAATGGAAAAGGTCTTGTTGCTTCTGGACCTGTATCATTCGCACGAATCTACTCAACCCTAAATGAAACACTCCGTAGAGGTGGTGTTTACAAGAATGGCGCTGTTGTGTGCCACCTTGACCTTAATCACCCTGACATTCTGGAGTTTATCCAAGCTAACCGAGCTGAGCTCCCCTGGGTCAAACGGTGCGTCAACATCAACGACTATTGGTGGGAAGAAGCTACTGCTAATGTAAAGCAAGCCCTGCTTCAGGGTATCCGCCAGGGTGACATCTGGCTAAACAAAACCAAAGTTGATGCATATGGAAAACGAATCCGTGGTAACGTCTGCCTTGAGGTTTACTTGCCGTCACGAGGAACTTGCCTGCTGCAGCATGTCAATCTCGCTGCCTGTGACATCGAAGACATCGCACCGGCTTTTGTTGCGGGTATGTCCGAGTTGTGCAGTCTCCATAGCCGGACAGGCGTTGGAGAGTCTGGAGAGTACCTGTCACCCGAGACAGACCGACAAGTCGGACTGGGGATGCTCGGACTTGCCAACCTCCTTCGAAGGTACAACGTAAGTTACAAAGAGTTTGGTGAAGCTCTTGCCGTTGTCAACAGCGGCGAACAGATTAAAGAATTCACCCCTGGCATCACCCTTGCCGTTGAATTTAAGAGTGGTATTGCACAAGCTGCAAGCGTTGCACGTTTCAATAACATGGATCGTGCCTTTGCTATTGCTCCTACTGCTTCGTGCAGCTACCGCTACAAAGACCCGGATGGTTACACTGCCACTCCGGAGATTGCACCTCCCATTGCCCGCCAGGTGGACCGTGACAGCGGTACCTTTGGCGTCCAGAGCTACGACTACGGTCAAGTTGAGATCGCATCGGAAGTTGGCTGGGATGCTTATATGAGTGTTGCTAACGGCATCATGAAGATGCTGGATGGCACGGGACTTCTTCACGGTTATAGCTTCAATAGTTGGTCTGATGTGATCACCTATGATGAAGCGTTTATCGAAGAGTGGCTGGCTTCTGACCAGACCTCCCTTTATTATTCGCTTCAGGTAATGGGTGACACACAAGACAAGACCAGCGCATGGGCTGCCTTGGACGAGGAGGATGTCGAACGTTACCTGGAGTTTATTCTTGACGACCCTGCTCCTGATTGTAATTGCGGCGAATGAACCCCTACGATAAACTACTCTCACGTAAAAGAACCTGGACACCTGTCCAAACAACTGCTGGTAAACTTGTCGAAGGTGCGGAAGAAACTATCTACCGTGCCTTGGCAATCCGCCACATGGAGTTGCCAGTTGGTGATTTCATCCACGATGCTCTAAAGAATGAAGTTCCATCGACATCACGCAACCTACTTCTATCCAACATTAAGGATGAAGAAAACCACGACCTTGCTTTGGGTTACATCGCCAACGCTATCGGCGTGGATCAAGAGGCTGAGAAGGAAGCGATCCGGCTGCGTGATGCATGGATTGCACATCCTGATCACACGATCCTCAAGGCGTTGGTTGCCGAGCGTGCGATCTTTTTCGTCTTGCTACCCTTTTTCCGTTTCAATGGAGACGCTGGTCTTCGCACCGTAAGTGCTGACATTAGTCGTGATGAACAAGTCCATGTGGCTACGAATAGTTTGGTATGTCGTGAGCTTAATCTCACTTGGAGCCCTTCTTTGGATAAGCTCCGGAAGGCAACCATTAATTGGGTAATGCAACCTCTTAAAGCTGGTAACCCCAATAAATTTCTGGACAAAAAATTTTGGCTGGATTCCAGTGATCGCTTGATGTATGAGGGTAAAGCTCCAGAGCTTGCCGACACACGGCGAGCACGTATGCCTGCTTTCTTCGAACATGCAAACCCCAACCTCCCACAATACGCTTGATCTTCTAGACATCAGGGGCATGACTGCTAACGCCATGCTCCACAAACTAGAAGAAACATTCCCACCCACCAACCCTACACCTGAAGATACAATGGAAAAAATTATGTACCGATCTGGTCAGCGTAGTGTCGTTGAGTGGGTCATTCAATACATGGAGGAGAATTAGTGGAGACTCCACAACTTTCAGAAGACTCTAAAAAGTACAGGAGTCAAGCAGAGAAAGAACTTGCAGCAGCTAAACTAAAGATTGCTGAACTGGAAGATCCTAAGAAACAGATGCAGCTTGCTAAAACTTTGCAAGAACGTCTGCGTATCATCTCCTCTGCTAACCTTGCACGGAGCAACATGGCACCTAAGCTACAGATTGCTCCTGCTACTCAACTGCCCACCATTGGTGGTACTCAACAGTTCAAGCGTAGGCAACAGTCTATGCCAACCATATCTAACATGCTGAACATCTAATGTCTGCTAAATCTCGTTATGACAGACTGTCTTCGGATCGTTCACAGTTTCTCAACAGTGCTAGACAAGCATCAGATCTGACTCTTCCGTATCTTATCCGAGAGGATGAGACCTTCACTAAAGGTTCACGTAAACTAACTACTCCGTGGCAATCAGTTGGAGCTAAGGGTGTGGTGACGCTTGCAAGTAAACTTATGCTTGCATTGCTACCTCCACAAACCAGCTTCTTCAAGCTGCAAGTTAATGACATCAACCTTCCCGAAGAACTCGGACCAGAGATCAGAGCAGAACTTGACTTGTCGTTTGCTAAGATCGAACGCACCATCATGGAATCTATTGCAGCTTCCAGTGATCGTGTTGTCGTTCACCAAGCACTCAAGCATCTTGTTGTAGCTGGAAATGCTCTTATCTACATGGGTAAGGATGGGCTCAAGCTTTATCCTTTGAACCGCTACGTGGTAGATAGAGATGGTAACGGTAATGTTATTGAAATTGTAACAAAGGAAACAGTCTCGAAAAAATTACTGAAAAAATCTTATCCAGATTACAAGATTGAACAACCCAATTCACCATCGGACAACACGTCAACCAACGATGATGAATGTGATATTTATACCCACGTCACTCTAGACAATAACCGTTGGCTGTGGCATCAGGAAGTGTACGATCAAGTCCTTCCTAAGTCCATGGGTAAGGCTCCCCTTGACGCCAACCCCTGGCTTGTGCTACGATTCAACCACGTAGACGGAGAGGTCTACGGACGTGGACGAGTGGAGGAATTCATCGGTGACCTGAAGTCACTTGAATCTCTGTCACAAGCCCTCGTTGAAGGCAGCGCAGCAGCTGCTAAGGTAGTGTTTACTGTCAGCCCGAGCAGTACCACCAAGCCCGCCTCCCTTGCCAAAGCAGGGAACGGTGCTATCATCCAAGGTCGTCCCGATGACATTGGTGTGGTGCAGGTCGGCAAGACAGCTGACTTCCAAACGGCTTACCAAATGGTAGGCACGTTGTCACAGAGGTTGAGTGAAGCGTTCCTTGTACTTAATGTACGAGACTCTGAGCGCACCACTGCTGAAGAAGTCAGGATGACTCAGCTTGAACTTGAACAGCAACTTGGTGGACTCTTCTCCCTGCTGACTGTTGAGTTCCTTGTGCCTTACCTCAATCGTAAACTGAACGTTGCCCAGAAGACTGGTGAGATCCCTCGCCTTCCCAAGGGTGGCATTGTCAGTCCTACTATTGTGGCTGGTATCAATGCTTTGGGTCGTGGGCAAGACCGAGAAAGCCTTGGTCAGTTCCTCATGACTATCGCCCAGACTATGGGTCCTGAAGCTCTTCAAACTTACATCAACCCCGAAGAAGTAGTCAAGCGTTTGGCTGCATCGTCTGGTATTGATGTCTTGAATCTTGTCAAGAGTATGCAAGAGGTTCAGCAAGAACAGCAGATGGCTGCACAGCAGCAGCAAGATCTGGCATTGGCTCAGCAGACTGGTCAACTCGCTTCTGTCGATCAGAAACGTGAGCAGGCTATGATGCAGCAAATGCAGCAAGAACAACCCACCGAAACTCCCCCACCAATTGAATGAGCGAAACACTTAGCTATCAAGAATCCACTCCTGAAGTCAATCAAGAAGGCTTGAATGCTGACGAACAAGAATCGTTGGCACTTGCCGAACAGATGCAAGGAGAACAACAAGAACTGCTTGCTGGTAAATTTAAAGATACTCAGTCTCTTGAGCAAGCGTACCTTGAACTTCAAAAGAAACTAGGAGAACCAAAAGAAGATGCCGTATCACGGGACGAAGAAGGGGAGCAAGCCGAAGCCCCCGAAGAAGTAGAAGAAGAATCTACTGAAGAACCTGAAACCGAACAGCTGACTGAAGCACAAGCTAACGAGCTGTTCAAAATGGTTGGAGGTGAGAAAGCTTACCAGTCCATGATTAACTGGGCTGGACAAAACCTTTCCCAAGAGGAGATAGGCATGTACGATAACGTCATGGCTAGTGGTAATCCCAACGCTATCTTCTTTGCGGTCCAAGCACTCTCCAACAAATACTCTGATGCCGTTGGTTCTGACGGTCAACTGTTGACTGGACGTGGTGCTAACGAACAAAACGTAGCATTCCGTAGTCAACAAGAGTTGGTTAACGCGATGAGTGATCCTCGTTACGATAACGATCCTGCATATCGCCAAGACGTTATGCGTAAACTTGAGAACTCTGACCTTAGCTTTTAATGAACGACACTAACATCTGGGCCAAAGAGCCACCCCTCATTATGACTGATCATCCCTATGGTGTTCCGCACAACGAACGCGCTGAGAAACTGAATGGCCGTTTGGCTATGATGGGTATCATGGCTGCGTTCGGTGCATATGCTTTCACTGGACAAATTATTCCTGGTATCTGGTAATGGCCAAATCTGGTCTCTATGCAAACATCCATGCCAAACGCTTGAGAATCAAGCAAGGCAGTAAAGAAAAAATGAGAAGCCCTGGGGACAAAGGCGCACCCACGGCTGCTAACTTCAAACGCGCTGCTAAAACTGCTAAAAAAGCTTAACACTAATCTAATGAAATTCCTCGCTATCCTCCCTGCAACCCTGATCGCCGCTGCCCCTGCAATGGCTGGTCCCTACGCTAACATCGAAGCCAACAGCGGTTTCACCGGTTCTGATTACACCGGCACTGCTACTGACTTCCACCTGGGTTACGAAGGTTCCTCCGGTGCTGCCTCCTTTGGTCTCCAAGGTGGTCCCACTGTTGTCTCCCCTGATGGTGGTGAATCCGAAACTATCTTTACTGGTAAAGTCTTCGGCTCTGTTGCTGCTAGCGATAGCCTGTCTGTCTATGGTGAGATCTCTGCCGCCTTTGATGACGTGAACAGCTATGGCACCAAGGCAGGTGTGAAGTACAGCTTCTAACCTATTCATGTGGTGGGTGGGTTGGCAACTTGTACTTTTAATTACTTAACATGACTGCATCAATTGCACTTAAAAGAGAGAGTGCCTGGGAGCAGTTTTGTTCCTGGGTCACCTCGACCAATAACCGTCTTTATGTTGGGTGGTTCGGAGTCCTTATGATTCCAACTCTGCTAGCCGCCACTATTTGTTTTATCGTAGCGTTCGTCGCTGCTCCACCTGTTGACATTGATGGAATCCGTGAACCTGTCGCAGGCTCCCTGTTGTATGGAAACAACATCATTTCGGGAGCCGTCGTTCCGAGCAGCAATGCCATCGGACTACACTTCTACCCAATTTGGGAAGCTGCTTCACTTGATGAATGGCTGTACAACGGGGGTCCATTCCAACTCGTCGCTTTCCACTTCCTCCTTGGTATCTATTCTTACATGGGACGAGAGTGGGAACTTAGCTATCGACTAGGGATGAGGCCTTGGATCTTTGTTGCATACTCCGCACCTGTGGCAGCAGCGACTGCTGTCTTCCTCGTCTATCCGTTTGGCCAAGGCTCGTTTAGTGATGCAATGCCTCTTGGCATTTCCGGAACATTCAACTACATGTTGGTCTTCCAGGCTGAACATAACATTCTTATGCATCCGTTCCATATGTTGGGAGTCGCTGGTGTATTTGGTGGTAGTTTGTTCAGTGCCATGCACGGTAGCTTGGTCACGTCTTCTCTTGTTAGGGAGACGACTGAGGACATGAGTCTGAACTATGGTTATAAGTTCGGGCAGGAAGAAGAAACCTATAACATTGTTGCCGCCCATGGCTACTTCGGACGACTTATTTTCCAGTACGCATCCTTTAACA